TCAACCATGTAGTCAATCGCTGGGTCAACCTCAATGGTGCAAGCCTTGCGGAACACCATGCCCAACATGCCTTCTTTGGTATGCCCGACAAAGTTTACAAAGTTGGCTCGCTCAACATAGGCTTGGTATCTGAGTTTGTTCTCAGCGCTGCCGTCGTTTGCGTTAGGTGGCGGTAAGTATGCTGTGCCAGCCAGGCCACCAAGTGATCCTTGAGCGCCTTTGGGTCGCATTTTAATTGCTGATGCGCCTTCGTCACAGTCTCGGACGGTGCGCCATTTGTGTAGGTTCTTATCGTATTCTTTGCAGGTGCTATCAACTGGCATATTATCAACTCACGAAGCGGATTTTTAAATCAGCCACAGGCTTGATTATGGGCATTTCAAACGCTATCGGATAAGTCCCTGCATCTGGCAAGTGGTCAAGGTTCGACTTCTTGTCAGGTGCTCCGTTTGCGTCATACGCCAATTGTTCGAGACAACGGGCAAACTCTGGGCACTTCTGGTCATTGACGAAGACCTTGCCCTTTGTAAATGCAACATTGGAAGCCAAGACCCGTTCCTTCACCAAAGGGTTGGACTTGTTGGCATACACCGAGAATCCAGCACCTTCAAGCAATGATATATCGCTCTTTGAAGCATCGACCGTCTTCCTGCTTTTGCCACTAGCATCTGGGTAAACTCGGATTGAGTGACCCTGATACCTTTCCAATATAATGTCGATCATGTTCGGCGTATCATATACCCCTTTCAACTCATCGACAGCGTGCCATTCTGCCCCTCGCTGGACGTATACAACGGCACTCATATTGGTGACGTTAAAGTCCATTCCGATCATTAACAGCTCGCCCTCAATCATAATTTCAGACGACCTGCAAGCGATTCTATCATAACCGTGATAAACAGTACCACTTTGTAGGTTGACAAATTCGCCTTCAAGATATGCTGCCAGTAATGCCTCTGGATATATGTCTCGCAGCGATTGTATATAGCCTTCTGGAAGATGCGGGTTTGATTCCGTTGGTGCCTGGATTATTTTATACCCTTCGGCTGGCTTCTTCTTCCATGTGTTATAGACAAACTTGAAGCCTTCAGGAGTTGTGGTTACTCCAATCGTATTGCGTGAACCGTCGCGTTTTTTCTGCCGATTCCTTGCCAATATCTGCCGCCATGCGTGAGACGCTTCTTCGGTCTTCATTGTGTCAAGCTCGTCAATGTCAGCGTCGCCATGCTCATACCCCACAATCCGATGAGGCGAGTCCATTGACCGAAAGATGATTTTGCCCATGCCAGCTATGTCAATGTAGTTGATCGGGCTTTTATATAACTTGTACGGAATGTTGAGCGCTTCTAGTGCTTCTTCAAACCGTGGGAAGGCAATCATACGAATCAAGTCATAAGTCGGAGCATAAAAGCCACGATTCACTTCTGGGTGCCTGAGCTTGCCAATGATCGCCCTGTTTACTGCCGCCTCAGTCTTACCAGCGCCGAACCCAGCTACCAGCGCGGGGAACGGTTCAGTGGTCAGCATGTAATCAAACTGAGGTTTGGTTGGGCTAATCCTCTGCATCATCGTATGGGCTAACGATCTCAATGTGAATGGGTCGGTGGTCTTGCACAATCTCGCTGTGCTCTTTCTGACCGAGCAACTGCTTGCCCAACCAAATCGCCATCGTTGGGTTGCCGCCGTCCATGATCCTGAACTGCTGCCGCCTTACAGATAGCTTGCCCATTGACCGACCGTTATCAACTATCTCAGCAAACGACTCGTCCTCAGCCATTCGGCGCTCGATTGTTTTCTTATTACACCCGAAGTATGCAGCTATCTCCTCGACAGTACAGTTGAGGTGGCACAGCTTCTTCAGTTCTTCTGGGTCGATATTCAATCGCGGCCTTCCTACAGGATTTGCCATATCAATACGGCTTGGGTTTAGGTTTGGGTTTTGGCTTGCCTTTCAACTTGGGTTTCTTAGGCCACATTACCATTTCTCCTTATTCGCCCAATAAGCCGCAGACATTTTGCCCTTGGCGATGTTCTTTGCGTGCCTTGCTTTAAAGCTGGCTCGTCTTGCTTTGTCGGCATCGCTCTCACCTTTGCGTGGCGGCGAACCGCTGACACCTTGCTGACCAAAACGAATAGTCTTTACTTCGTCTCCTTCCTTTGCCAATACGACGTGAGACTTGGTTGGATGCTTCGGGGTCTTCTTAGGCTTGTTGTATCCCTGGACTCCCAGCTTGTCTATTCTTGGGTCTTTTGTGGCCATGATTTTCCTTTTATAGATGCGACAAAATTAAATAGATTGGAGCGTGCAGGTCGGAATCGCACCGCCCAGGTTAGAGGGGTTCTCTAACTCCTGCTCTTTTGCACGCCTTTGTTTGATCGATTTCTTCTCACCTAAATACATTCCCGCATTCCGTTTGTCAATCTCTGCGATCGGTATAATTGGCACTGTTAGGTTTTGCTTTTCTGATTCGTCCAGAAATTTTATGTATCGCAACTGATGACCTGCCAATCTTTCTGCGCCAGTCATGTCTCTTTTGGACGTTCCATGAAGCGCTACAATTTCGCCAGATGGAAGCCGAGCAATTGTTGAGTTCTTGTTGATCGAGGTTAACACAAATCCACTCGCCCTATAAATCGTGCCGTCTCCACATTGAGTGCCATCAGCGAAGCTCACTACCCATTTGATTTGACTGTATTGCTTCTTGATTATTCTCATACAGACAGCAATTGCGCGACTTTCGCTAAACTTCGGCAGCAAAGGCCCAAATGCCATTCGGTTCAATTCTATCATGTCGCCCCATTTCGAGCCTTTTACGAGAGGCAATAGCTTTCGGCGATCTATTGGAGGGCCAAACTGTAAAGCCCCTTCGAGCTTGTCATTGATGAATACGCCAAAATTCAACTGACTATTTTGCGTCGCCTTCCCTGAGTAATGATACTTTTGGATTATTGCTGCGGCTGCGTGCTTTTTTATCAGCTTTACCTGGATTTCTTTAGCGCTGGGCATTTTCTAGCCATTGCCTACAGATGAATGTGAGAGCGTTGCCGTTTGAATTATCGTTGAGCCCTTCGTCTATCAAGGGGTTCGTCCTAGCCTTTAGAACTGCGTCATCGATCAGGGAGGCTTGCTCATCATGCAATGTGAAAGTCTTTTTCTGATATGGCTCTTTGTCTCCGTCAACAAGCTCTGGGAACTCTCCGTCTATGTCCGTCAATGCCGAAAGCTCCTGAACATCGAAACCGAGAATATCTAAGTCAAAGTCCATTGAGCCAAGCAGGTCAATTTCTAATCTCAAAACATCCAAGTCCCAGCCAGCATTCAAGGCCAGTTTATTGTCTGCAATGACGTAAGCCTTACGCTGTGCTTCTGTTAAGCCTTCCAGCAGGATAGTAGGCACTAACTTAATGCCAAGCTCTTGTGCTGCTTGAAGCCGCCCATGTCCTGCGATTATGCCGTTGTGCTCGTCTATCAATATCGGGTTAGTGAAACCAAACTCAGTCATGCTGCGCTTGATTTGTTCCACTTGTTCTTTGCTATGGGTGCGAGAATTGTTCTTGTATGGAACAAGGTCTCTTGCTGATATGTAGTCAATCTTTAAGTCTGCCATCATCCCCTCTCATGGAATGGTTTTACATTATTGGGCCTGTCGTTATGACCAAATCCGTTTCATCCAACCCTGCCAGATAGCTGTCAAACTTCCCCATTGCTTTGCGACTGTTAGCCACCCCATTAAGATCAGGGTAAAGACTAATCCCACAACCAATGCAGCCCACGACATCAGCAGAAGTATTAGCAACGTGGAACAAGATATGAGTCCGATCAGGAACGTCTTGAACCTGCCATGTGTCTGGCCCAAACCTTGGGGAATTTGTGCGTCTGACTTTATATTGCCCTGTTGGGATACAAGACTTAAATGGGACGTTGTTGATCCAGGGGCGTTCGATTGTCCAGAGTTCAAGGTCGTCAATTTTTAGCCTTCCTAATGTCCTGTCGCCGAATAATGCAAACCGCGTGATCTCAATCATGTCGTAGAGTCAATAAAGTACCAAAGAATTTTAACACAAACCATGCAAAATAAATCAACTATATATAGCAAAAAAATGTTTGCAATTGTTGTCTGATTTGCTAGAGTTACTTCAACAAAAACAGCAAGGAGATACACATGGCAACACGAGCAACTTACCAATTTATCAGCGAATGGTCAGGCACCCATACGGCTTACATTCATCACGACGGCTACCCTGAAGGTGCTGCTCAATACTTCTTAAATGGCGACGCGCCCATTTTCAACATCAACGCTTTTATTAGGGCAAACCAAAAAGCAGAGATGACCGCCTCACATGAGATTCACGGCGATACTGAATACCGCTACACAATTCAGGGATCCCACCTACTTGCCCAAAAGCGCATTAATTTCACCAATGAATTTGAGACAATTTGGGACAGCAGCCTTCAAACCTTTATTGGCAAATACCACGACATGAAGCAAGGGGCCAGCGCATGAGCCACGACCTTTCCGACAACTTTGAGGCTCTGGTGCTTGCACTGGAGCTTGCCATCACCGCCCCTGACGAGTCAATGTCAAAAAAATGCTCCGACATGGCCGACCAACTGGCTGGATATATGCAAGTCTCAGAGGTTGAGCTTGCCAAGCAGATAGCCCTTTCCAATGTATTTGAGGAATGCCAATGAACCGCTTGACCAAAATTTGCATCGCCGTAGCAGTAATCGCGGCGGTGCTTTGGATCTCGTCAATGGACTATGCCCACGAGGTCAGTATGTCCAAGGAGTATCAATACAACGTCTGCCTCGGGTATTGGCCTGATTACGACAACCTGAAACCAAACTGCGAGGGAATACGATGAACCGAGGAAGACCAAAGGCAATTGGGCCTTATAAGACTCGCGCTGAGTTAGTGGCAGGGGTGTTAGAGCGGCACGCTAATGGGAAAAGTATGCGAAGCATTGCCCAAATCTTAAAAGTGAGTCATACAACCATCGAAAAAATTATCAAGGAAAACCGATCAGCATAAAAGTCCCCTTTTAAATAGACCATTTAAATAGGGACAATCAAGCAAGGAAACGTGTTATGGAAGAAGCAACAAAACAGGTATTGGAAGATTTTGGGTTTGCAGATGAAAACGAGCTAGAAGTATGGTCTGCAGGACTTTGTTTTGCTGCCCGCTGGCATTATTCGATGGATGACGGGCCAAAAAACTACGGTGGGTTGCCACAAATGCTGGTAACTGATGGCGATTGCGGACTCTGTCTTATCCG